TCGCCCTTGTCTCCCTTGTCGCCCTTAGCGGCCTTAGCCGCACCAGCCGCCTCGATACGGTTCAGCTCGGCAGCAGTGATCGGCGTACCACCCTCGGACCCATCGGCCCACTTATCAGGCTCAAAAGCCATCAGGCATCATCTCCATTCGGGAATAGATTCACGCCCGGAAACGTTGTCGCACCGGGCGACGTCAGTTTCCCTCAGCGTCCTCGGCCTCACGGTTGATCTTCACGAACGACTCGGCATCCGCGACGTGGAACCCGTACTCAGCCTCAGCGCGGATAGCGACGAGGTTGTGCTCCCACAGCGAGGTCAGCTCGCCGTCGAGGGTGACGGTCGCCTGAGTCGAAACGTCGTAGGAGATGCCGCCAACAACACCCCAAACAGCCTTCGACCAGTCGCCCGCGTAGCCGAGCACGTCGCCCGCGCCGATCTCGTCCTTGTACACGGACTGGCGACCGAGCAGCTTCCCGCCCTGCAGCGCAGTGTTGTCGTACACGGCATCCACGAACAGCGGACGGCCCTGCAGATCAACGGAAGCGTTGAAGATCGGCTCGGCGGTGGTGTCGAAAGCGAAACCTGTCAGCTTCTTCTTGTCGTTCACCAGGAGGGACAGCGCGGCGTTAACGTCGCCGTAAATGCCGCCCTTAGCGTCGGTCGTGGTGCCGAGGGTGACGGCCTTGGTGGTCGCGTCAATGTTCTGACCAACACCGAAGGGGGAGTTGGTGCCGTGCAGGGCAGCGGCGTCGAACGCGATAGCGAACGCCTCAGCGATCTGCTCACGGAACAGGGAAACATAGTTGCCCGGGTTCGCGCGAACAACCTCAGCCGAGACCACGGTGATAGCCGCGATCTTGTGAGGCTTGATCGTCTTGAGCGCGAGACCGCCCGAGGTGGTCGGCTTCTGACCGGCCTCGGACACCCACGAAGCGGTCGGCTTCGAGGTCACATACGGAATCTCCTGCCCGTTGATCCCGAGGGGAATCTGACGGGTGAGAGACTGGACGGCAGAGACCCGAGCGGCCTCCTTGAAATAGTCCTGCGCCCGCTCAGGGGTCAGGAATCCAGCGAACTCGCTGGTGTTGGTTGCAGCAGTCTGAGCCACAGGTATCTCCTAGAAAGTATGGGGGATCAAGCGATCCCGAGAGCGTTCTTCAAAGCGGACTCGATGCCATCCCCGTTAAGAGCAAGCGCAGGCGCGCCACCCTCAGCCGGAACAACATAAGACGGCTTCTGAACATTGGTCTTCTCAATGAGCGCCCGCACCTTCTCCGCAGACGCGGAAAGGGACTCGGTATCATTGCCCTGCACTAGATCCTGGAACTCCTCCGGGATGCCATGCTTAGCAATCACCGCAAGCCTGTTCTTCTCGCCCTCAAGAGCAGCCGCACGGGCGTTAGCCTCGTTGAACTTCTCCGTCAGCTTCTCAAGATCAGACTTCGCCGCGTCCTCAAGCTCCTGCGCCTTCTTCGCCAGCGGCTCAAGCTCCTGCAGCTTCGCGTGATTCGCCTTGGACTGCGCCTCCCACTTACGGGCCATCGCCTTCCAGTCAGTGCCGTTCTCGACCGTCGCGGTCTCGACACTCTCGGCATTCTCAGTGTTGGTCTCGTCGCTCATTGATTCCTCCCCGTTTCGGGCATAGAAAATGGGCCACACCGTGTGCACGGTCGCGGCCCAACATTTGTCCCCACCCACTTGACCGGGGGGTGAGAAACCGTCCACGGGGAGTCCCGTGGAAACCTTAGAGGCTACATCTCGCCATCGCGGATGAGCGCATACTGTTCGCGGCGCATCGCATTGATGATCCGCTTCGTCATATCCTCGCCACCTCGCCGGATCACATTACCGTCCTTATCGACCCAGCCCCAGCGGCGCACACGACCCTCAGGCGTTTCCCGCTCGTGAAAGATCGGCTTCAACCCCTCGCCAGCCTCGACCGCCGCAAGGTTGTACATCTGCTCCCAGTTGCCGAGGCCCTTCAAGATGTCGTTCTCGGACACGTCCAACGGCTCGCCATCCTTGACCGCCGTCACCGCGCAATAGCAGTTGTCGTGGTAGTCCTCGCCAAGACGCCGCGACCCGCGAGGCTTGATGCCCTTGCCCTGCCCGCCGCGCTTACGCTTCCCACCATCCGGCGTGACCGGCACGCCCGCGCCCACAACACTGCCCGCCGACCCCGCCGACGTATACACCGCCCCGCGAGACGCGAGCATCCCGCAGAACGCGCAACAGTTCACGCGCGGCACACGCTGATACCGCCAACGCGTCTTCACGTCGGCTTCCATGTTGCCGATCATCGTGTCATTCACGCGCTCGGTCAGCAGCCGAGACGCCGCGCCCTGCAACAGCCTGCCGAGCTGCACCACGTCCCCGCCATGCTCCGACAGCGCCCACGCGACGATACTGTCGATCCGCTCCGTCTCGGGAGTCGTGATCGTGTCCGCCATGAACGTCCCGACACCGCCCTGGATGCGCCGCTGCTCCTCAAAGAACGTCGCACCCTCCTCCGACCCGAGAGTCAGATACGGGGCCAAAACCTCGTTCATCGCGGCGGGCAGAGCGTCACTGTTCACGCCCGCCGCGAGCGACCTCACCGACCGCTGTAGGTCACCCTGTAGCGCCGCCACCAGCATCCGGTGCGACTGAATCGCCGTCCCCAGCGTCACCACTAGGCACCTCCTCAGCCCCACCACGGCTAGCCGCGATACGCTCCACCAGACTCGAAATCATCGACGTGCGCCGCTCAGCCTGGAACCGAATAATCTGCTCACGCGTGAGACCGGCCATCTCAAGACCCACCTCAGTCTCGGAGAACCCAGGAATCGCGCTCGCGAGCTTCGTGAACGCGTCCGCCTTAGCAGTCGGAGACGTAAGCGCAGGATCGGTGTACTGCGCCGACATATCCCGCAACTCCTCCGGCACCTCCGACAAGCCATCACGCAACATCACAGCCATGCGCGCCGCATCCGCCGCACCACGACCCCACGACCGATTCGCATGCCCCGTAAGGACAATCAAATCTTCCTTCGCGGCATAGATCGCCTCAGCGGACGACGGGTTGTCCTGCACGATCCCCAACGAATCCAGAGACAATCCCTGATCGCCAGCAAACGCAGACGCCCACATCCGCAACAGATCAACATGCGGCTGCGGAGACTCGCCAGAGAACCGCTGCACCGAAGGCGCGTCCCCGTCCTCGTTCGGTTCCAGCACCTTGATCCGCGACATGACCGCAGACCATCGATCCTTACCCGCGAACGCCGACGACTCACCACCGAGCACCCAATACTGCGGGGCGCTGTAGAACTCAGCAGACGCCTCAGCGCGCACCAGAGTGCGTAGCGCCGCGTCCGTGATCCCCATCGCGGCCCGCGAGATGCGCGAGTGGCCGAAGGGCCGGTTCAGCTCCGGCGTGAACGCCAGCGGGGCCACAGTGACACGCCCCATCGAATGCTCGCGCCGATCCACCTGCCAGCGCCCGCCCGCCGTCTTCCACAGCGACACCACAGCATCCCGCGTATACATCACCAGCGTGGACGGCACACCCTGATCGTCAACGTCAACAATCGACAAGAACCCCGACATCGAACGCCGACGCCGATCCCACAAAGCCGCCGACGCATCCGCCGCACGCGCCATCACCAGCACGTCCGGCTCGCCCGCACCCGTATCACCCTGAGTCACCGTCAAGAACGAACACGCATGAATCGCCGACGACTTCTGCGCCTGCGGCAACTCCACCCGCAAATCGTTCTCAAACACAATCTGATCCACGCCGTAAGGATCATCCGCACCAGACGGCGAAACGAACCCCTCAAACACAGAACGATCCGTGAGGGCATCCACGCCCTTAGCGGGCCAGCCCAACACGTTCTCGAACTGGTTAACGATCTGCGGCGGAATAGCAATACCAAAATCGCGGAACGGCTGCTTGCCCTCATAGTAGACAGACCGCAGCACGTTGCGGGGCCGCTTCTCCGCATACACCTTCACCAGCTTAGCCAGCAGATCGCCCTCAGCATGGGAAAGGACCGCATCCGCGCCCGGAGTCACAATATCGAGCATCAGAGCATCACCACCTTCCCCGCCTCGGGACGAACCTTCGCCGCACCAAACTTCACAACACCGTAATGCGCATTCGTCACAGCCATAACCGGCGTCAGATCAACATTCAGCGACTTACGATCCCACTTCCAACCGCCAGCATCCCCGATAGCCTTACGCCTCGCACCAGCCAACGACTCAGTAACCTGCTCCTGCCCGAAGTGAGACAACGTGCCCTCCTTCGCCGCATTAAAGAACCCAGCCGTAGACTCGATAACCTCGCCACCCGACATGACGATCACCTTGCACTTACGCGCCTTCAGGATCGGGATCAGCAGACGAGCGGGCGACAGCGCATCGATCAGAATCGGCACCCGCCGCTTAGCACGCGACACCAGCCACTCCACAAGCGCGTCCGTCGAATCAGACGCCGCCGTAATATCCGCCAACTCAACATGCACGCCACGATCCGTCTTCAACCCCACAGCAACCGCAACACGCGCAGCATCCGGGGCCATATCCACCCCAATAGCCGAGATGGGCACATCCGGCACCTCATCCACGGCCAAGCCCGCCCACACATCACCAGGGATCACCGCAAGCTGACGATCAGACGCCCACATCCCCAACCGCTCACGAGCAAACGTCGTCGCATCCATGGAGTGCAGCTCGTCCTCGACGGACTCCATATCGATACGGCCACCAAGCGCCGGATTCGACTGCGCCCACAGCTTCCGCTCCTCGACAGCAATATCGCCATCCACGGACCACTCAAGCCACGCCACACGCTCATCCTTGCCCGACGTAGCCGACGACCGGACACGACCAAACACGTCCCCCGCATCGTTCGGGCCAGGCGGCGTACCAACAAGCCAAATCTGCGGATTCGCCTGCGCGGACACGGACGGCAGCATCGCCGACCATGCATCATCAGGAAGAATCTGTGCCTCGTCCAAGATGAGCAGCTGCGGCGACATGCCACGCACGTTCCCGCGAGCACGAGCACGGAACAACAGACGCGAACCGTCCATCATCTCGATGCCCTGCTCGCCGTTCGCCTCCCGGATACGCTTCACACGCCTACCCAGGTCGTCAAAGTTCTCGAACAGGCCCTTGATGTTACGGAACCCCTCAAGGGCGGTACCCACAAGGTGCGCAGAATGGATAATCAGCTGCTCCTCAGGGACCAGCAGCAACGCCGCCAACTCCCGAGCCACCAACAACGCAGACTTACCATTCTGGCGAGGCACCGACAAGCCAACACGCGAAGCCGCCCACATATCCGAATCATCCTCGACCCGCATACCACGGCGCAACACATACTGCTGCCACGGATCGAGCACAAGCCCATACATGCCCGCAAGCTCAATCGCCATATCGGCGAGGTCTTCACGACCCTCAGGGGCCACCCGCAAACGCGGCGTCTGCGAACCCCTCACGCCTCACGCGCCTTCCCACCACGAATCGGCTTGGCGCGCTCCTTGCGCCGCTTCAACAACTCGTCAAGATCAGACCCGGAACCCTTGCCCTTCGACAGCTCCGCGACCTCAGAGAGCACCTGCCGGTACTGCCCGGCCAGCGTCCCCAGCGCGCGCACGTCATCCGTCTCCTGCATCGCAGACGCCAGATGGTCCCGCAACGCCTCAAGCGCCCGCAGCCGGTCGCCCGACGCGGCAGAGTCAATGAGAGACATGCAGGTCACCGGCCCTTTCTGGGATTAGCCTATCTGACGGCCCTGGTCGATCTGTCACCTAGAGAGATGTCGCAATGCGGCGGGAGCGAAGTGGGCGCCGGGGGAGGGGGGAGGGGGCCTGGGTGCTGACACTCCGGGGGTGGTGTGTCACTTTAGCCTCCGGGGTCCGGTCTCCGCTGCCCAGAATCTTTCTGGGGATACCCCTCGTCACCATTCGCGGGATGTGCGTATCGGCTTCTGTGATGCTTGCTTCCCGCCGCGTGATTGGTTGCAGCGCCTACAGACTGTGCGGGTGTTGTCCAGGGTGTCTTCCCCGCCCTGCGCATGGGGCACGATGTGGTCGGCCTCTGCGCTGTTGGGCAGTCGTGACACGTCGTAGTTGAGGTTGACGCCGCACAAAGGACACGTGGTGATTCCAGCTTCTCGGTCGCGTTTCAGGCATGCGCGGCGAGCGGTCAGCCATCGCGTTGTGCCGGTGCGTGAGGTTGCCAATGTGTCACCGCCTCTTGCGCGCGCGTGCGTGCGCGTGTATCATTCTTGGCATGACGAAGAATATGAGACCGTTGATCGCTTCTACTGCTGCCCTGTCCGTGCTTGTCCTTGCCGCTTGTGGCGGGGATGGCGACCCTGCCCCCGTCGATCCCACGCCCCCGCCTGCCGTGTCGGTGGAGGGCGTGGAGAGCGCCCCCGTGGAGGA